AAGGAAATTCAAATTCCCGTCAAGGATAAGTCTGACCGTGACTACCTGTTTCGCACAATGAAGCAGGGATGCCTAGATTATTTGAATTATATGGTTGACAAAAACCGAGCACATAGTTATAATAGAATAGTGGGTGCAGGAGTAAAACCATCTCTAGACAATATCCACCTGACACAGAGTTGGGTGGTTAGTCAGTATGCGGGTGACTTTAATCCTATACATCACCACAATGGAGATTTCTCTGCTGCAATCTATCTAAAGGTTCCAGAGGGTATGACAGAAGAATGGGAAGAGGATTTCAAGGACCATTATCCAGCAAAGGGTCTTATCGAATTTGCATTTGGTGAGAACCAGAACTTTCGCAGTGACAATCTAAAGTTCAAGCCTGAGGTTGGTAAGTTCCTTGTATTTCCTTCATGGTTGAAACACTTTGTATACCCGTTCTCTGTCGAAGGTGAAAGACGCATGATGAGTTTCAATGCGACCATTATAAATAGAATGAAAGAATAATTATGATTTTAGTTGACATGAACCAGATTAGTCTGGCCAGCGTGATGATGCACTTGAATATGAATAAGAAGATCGAACCAGAGATTGATATGGTTCGTCACATGATCCTCAATTCAGTTCGCATGTATCGCACGATGTTTCGTGAAGAGTATGGGGAACTGGTTCTCTGTTACGACTCGAAGCACTACTGGCGTAGAGACTACTTCCCAAATTACAAACGCAATCGTAAGAAGACACGGGATGATTCCAATCTGAATTGGGATGCCATCTTTGAGTGTCTGAATACCATCAAGTCAGAACTGAAAGAGTTCTTCCCCTACAAGTTTCTTGAGGTATATGGTGCAGAGGCAGATGATATTATTGCCGCACTGTGTGGTGAGTTGGAATTCGATAACGGTAAGACATTGATTCTTTCTGGTGACAAGGACTTCATTCAGTTACAGAAATATCGCAATGTGACACAGTACAGTCCTATCACCAAGAAGTATGTGAATGGTGTTGACCCAGTGGAGTATCTGAAAGAACATGTTATGAAGGGTGACTCCAGTGATGGTGTCCCTAACGTGTTGTCCCCAGACAATACCTTCGTTGATGGATTGCGTCAGAAGCCACTGAGCAAGAAGAAGATTACATCTTTCATTGATGGTGACCTTCCTAACGATGAGGTCAAGAGAAACTTTCAGAGGAATGAAACTCTGATTGATCTAACCAAATCACCAGATGAACTCTTCATCAAAATTCTGGAAGAGTTCCGTGATGCACCAGAAGGTGACCGTAGCAAACTACTAAATTACTTTACACAAAAGAGGTTACGCAACCTCGTTGAATCCATAGGAGAATTTTAAAATGGCACATGATACATATACACCCCTGTTTTCAGAGGTTCTGAATAAGGTCGCAAAGTTGAAAACCAAGAATGAGAAGATTGAACATCTACGCAAGTATAACAATGATTCTCTTCGTATGATTATCAAATCATCATTTGACCCTAAAATTGAGTGGGAACTTCCAGAGGGTGACGTTCCATACACAAAAAATGATGCACCCGAAGGTACAGAGCATAACATGCTTGCATATGAAGCACGAAAGTTGTATCACTTCATTAAGGGTGGTAATCCACAGATTACTCAGAACAAGAGAGAGGCAATGTTTGTTCAGATGCTTGAGGGTCTTCATGAAGATGAAGCAAAACTGCTTGTTGCTGCAAAGGACAAGAAACTGCATCAGGTCTACAAGGGATTGTCTGCGAATGTGGTAAAGACTGCATTCAACTGGACAGATGAGTATATGGTTGAAGAGGTAGAGTATCCACAGGGGTCTAGAGCCGCATCTTTCCCTGACTAAAAAAACTTTCAAAATAGGTCATTTTTTTGTTGACATATCCGAATCCGTATGGTATAGTTAGTTATACACTGAGAAAACAAAGGAAGAGACATGAACAACGAAATGACCACCCTGATTGAGAACATCAAAGCAGACTACCTCAACTGGACCACACGGTGTGCTGGTGCCAAGGGTCTAGACGCTTTGACGGAAACCAATAAGACGATGATCGATGAGTTCAACGAGAAAATCACCTACAAGGTGGGAACTAAGTACATCAAGGTATTCACCGAAGGTGGTAGCGTTTGGGGTTTTGTTGTCAACACCGATAACGATAAGAAGTTTCGGAAGGGTGATATTCTGAAAGCCGCTGGTTGGGCTGCTCCTGCTCGGAACAAAGCACGGGGAAATATCCTCGACGGTGGTTACACCATCAACTGGACTGGCCCTCTTTATCTCTAGGGGGTCATTTTAGGGGTTGACAGATTCCTTTTTGTGTGGTATAGTTAATCATAATCAGAGAGAGGTTGTTATGACTAAAGAAGTTTCGGTTCGGGAAATCATGGGTGATTTGCTAGACATCAACCCCATTGTTGATGTTGGGACTAAAAAGTCTCCCTTTCATGTTGTAGATTCTTCGTGGTTAATTCGTGCCTATGAGAAGTCGATTGGAAAAGACATTGGTGACGACTTTGATGGGTATGTAGAGTTTTCCGACAAGTTTGTTGATGAGTTTGCCATGACCGGCGATGTAGAATTGACTCTTGAGAGGATTATCTGATGAAGAAAATTGTGACTGTTGCGATTGAAACCCTGTTCATGTTAACCCTATTTGCGGCGGGATGGTTTGCTCTCGTTGTATTTTAGGGGTTGACAAAAAGAATCAAGTATGGTACTATAAGACATAATCAAGAGATGAGGTTGTCATGATTAGTGTTGATGTTACAGGTGGTCTGAAGAAAGACAGGGTTCTTGCTGAAGACATTGTGTGGTCGATGATTACTGTACTGATGCCCCGCATTCGTAACCTTGAGGTAGAGGTTCGTTTCTGCAAGACGATGGAAGATGGTGCTCAGGGTTGGTGTACTGTTGGTGATGATACTCGACACCTCATCCTTGAGATTGACCATCGCCTGAGTCGTCTGGTCAGCAAGGAAGAGTTCATCGAAACGATTGTTCATGAGATGGTTCACGTTTGGCAGTGGGCAACGGGACGGATCATTGAACGGTGGCGTGGTGGTTATCGGAATCTCTGGAAGTGTGAGGATGGTAAGTATCGCAACTTCATGAATGTGAAGTACATTGACCAGCCTTGGGAGATTGAGGCATACAAGTTGCAGGGTCCGCTGACCAAAGCATATATGGAAGTGAAAGGAATTAAGTAATGAGTCAGATGAAAAACTTCATGATGGATATCGAAGATTTCTGTAATGGATATTTTTACGGTGGTCCCTCTGAATTCACTGTTGATGAGGTGGTTGAGGATGTTGGGATGTACTTCAAAAGCACTGAAGCAACAAAGTATGCCAAACAGTATCTCACTGAACAGTTGGGTGAGGTATGAATCCACTTGAGGCACTGGTGATCGGGACAGTTGTTGTTGGTTCAACAATGTCCCCACAACCAAAGTATGACGAGTCTGCAATCTGTCTCGCAAAGAATATGTATTACGAGGCAAGGAACCAAGGGACTGCTGGTTGGATGGCAGTCACTGCGGTTGTTCTCAATCGTGTGAATGACGATAGGTTCCCCAACTCAATCTGTGAGGTTGTCGAAGAAGGTCCAACTCGTAAGTCATGGAAAGACCCGAATGTAAGAATTCCAATCAAGCATCGTTGTCAGTTCTCATGGTTCTGTGATGGTCAATCAGACAATCCAAAGAACAAGAATACATACAACGAAATGCTAAGTCTTGCAGACGCAATCCTATCAAACGAACTGCCATTCTATGATATCACGGATGGTGCAACTCATTACCATGCAGATTATGTCACCCCTGCATGGGCAAAGACTAAGACTATGACAGTCGAAATTGGTGACCATATCTTTTATAAATGGGAGAAGTGAAGATGAGTAAACAAGTCCCTACAATGAGGGAAAGAATTAAACATTGGAAAGAACGTAGAATTGCCAGATTTAAAACTTCTGGATGTGCGTTGTGTTGGCATTATTGCAGCCATAAGGTGAAGGTTAAACCGTGAATATTTTCTATCTTTCGAAAGACGCTGAGACAGCAGCACAGCTGCATTGTGACAAGCATGTGGTGAAGATGATTTTGGAGACTGCTCAGATGCTATCAACTGCACATCGTGTTCTTGATGGTGATGAGTATGCAGATGCAATGGGTCTATACAAACTGGCGCACAAGAACCATCCATCTACAATCTGGACTCGTGCATCTATGGAACAATATCTGTGGCTGTATGACCTGTTTCACTATCTTCTTAAAGAGTATACCTTCCGTTATGGTAAGCATCATGCAAGTGAACGACTAGTCGGTGCGCTCTCTAAGGTTCCTGAGAATATTGCAAATGTTGGTTTCATTGATCCACCTCAGTGTATGCCTGATTATTGCAAAGGTGATGACACTGTTCTTGCATATCGAAACTACTATATACTAGAGAAAATGCGTTTCGCGAAATGGAAGAAACGCCCTATGCCGGAGTGGTTTAATGGTGGGACACCTGATGGAGAGAGAACCGTATTGGGAGTACATGGGACGCCGGTTGAAGGAGGATCGGTTAGTGCCTGAAGAAACCTATAAAACTGAAATAGCACAGATGCAGAAACAGATACATTATCTACAACTGCGTGTGAAGGAACTGTCTGAAGAGTTACATGACTTGAGA